CCCAGCGAGCAAAATCAGGCGAGCTTGAAGTCAAGCGGCAGGCCACTTGGGGAATGTCGGTTCTTCATCGCCGGCCATCAGAAGAACCCCATCTCTTCGGCCGACCATTCGGCCCTGTCGTAAATCGAGCGCGAGGAGTCGCCGGCCGCGCAACGCGCAACAGCCATCGCGGCGGCGACGGCGCCGTCGATCCTTTCGCGGCTCTTGCCCTTGTGGAAGGATTTGTTCCCCGCCGGATCGACATGAAGGGCGATGTTCTCGAAATTCCACCGAAGCACCGGGTGGCCGCCATGCCTGAAACGCCGGCCGAGAATGGCGCGCTCCAGCTCCTTCACGGCTGGCGCCATCGTCACCCAGCCCTGACGCATTTCGACGGCCGGGAATCCATCCTCGGTGAGGTCGTTCAGCATGTTGCGGGCAAGATGCGGATCGAAGGCGATTTCGCGGACGTCGTAGGTCGCGCAAATCTCTCGGATGTGATCCTCGACAAGCCTGAAATCCACCACGTTGCCGGGCGTCGGCACGATGAACCCCTCTTCCGCCCAGCGCACATAAGGCACCTTGTCCCGTTCCTCGCGGGCCCGGAGGTTGTCTTCCGGGCAGAAGAACCAAGGGTGGACGATGAACCCGTCGTCGCCGTCTCGCCAGGCCGCAACGACCGCGGTCAGATCGTTGTTGGACGAAAGGTCGACGCCGAGCCAGCATGGCTCAGCCTCCAGATCGGCAATATCGACCGGGAGGCTTCCTTCGTCATAGACGAGCATGTCAACGAACGGATCGGCCGAACCGTCCAGCCACATGTTGAGGTGGAGCTGCTGGAATGCTGCGCGCCGCGACGGCACTTCCTTCGCCTGTCGTGCGAGAACGCGCAATCCGTCAAGATCGGGGTAGCCGAGGCGAAGTCCTGGATTGACGGAGAACCACAGGTCTTCGTCTTCCCAATCCGCGTCTCGCGGGGCCTCAAAGAGAATGGGAAGAACGGTTTCATCAACGATTTCGCCCCGTGCGACCTTTCGGGCATAGTCGTAGAATTCCCATGCCAGGTTCTCGGTCCCACGGCCGGATGTGCTGATGACCATGAGCAGCGTGTTCGGTGTCTTTGCCAGACCGGTTTCGATCGCCTCCCAAAGATCGCGCTTCGGCCATGCATGTATTTCGTCGACCAGGGCGAAAACCGGCGTGTGCCCATGGGCGACGCGCGCATCGGCGCTGGCCGCTTCGAAGAAAGCTCCCGTTTTGCGATTTGCGATCTTGTTCTTCGAATCGACCAGGTGAAGTCTGTCACTCCAGCCACCGGCTTCGATGATGCTATATGCCTCATTATAAGCGATCCGTGCTTGCGAGCGATCGGAAGCCGCGACCATGCATTCGCCTCGGGGCACATTTTCCGGCCCGATCGTATGCAGCAGGGCGAGTGCCGCACCGAGAGAGGTCTTTCGGTTCCCGCGTGGAAGCAGCATGGCGACCGTGCGGACAATCCGCCGGCCGTCCGAATGGCGAGGACCGTAGATCTTGCGGACAATTCTCTCTTGCCACGGGTCGAGTTGGAATGCGCGCCCAGGAAGCGTCGACTTGGGATGCTTCAGCAGCCGCAGGAACTGCACCGCACGCTCCCCGTATCCGAACGGATCGGGTATGTCGCTGTCGTCAAAAATCCAGGAGAGATTTTCCACCGGATGACCCTCCGAACATGTCTTTCTGTCTGTCCTCGTCGTCGTCCTCACGCATCTTCGGCCTTGAACGCGCCGCCGGCGTCAGACCGAGTTCAGCCGAAAGCCGCATCACGGTCGCTTGCGCCTTGCCGTGCAGCGTTACGGCAGGATTCTTCATCAGAACGCCCTTCGGTCCGGGGATCAGCTGCCCATGCAGGTCAAGCGCATCCTGAGCCTGACGCATGTTCCACAGTGCCGTCACATAGGCGTCGATCGCGCCGAGCATGGCTTCGGTGAAGATGCGCCGGCGTTTCAGGTCGGCAACGACCGCAAGCCATTCGCCGTGCATTTCCGGCCTGATATGAGAAGGCACGTTTTCCGCCGAACGCTCTACGCTTCCGCCACCCTCGATCACCTTCAACTCCGCCTTCCGACCTCTCGTGCTCATGAGGTCCTCACGGCGCGAAGCTCCAGCCCCTTTCGGCGGCCGACCTCCTTCACTTCCTTGATGTTGAAATAGCCGCCGTCGTGGTGGATGCGATCGGCGTTCGTCACGCCGGCGAGCCAGCGTGTGCGAAAGACGATGACAGTCTCGTCGCTTGCGCCATAGGCCCGGATGAATTCTTCGGTGGATGCTTGGATGATCTGCGCTCGAAGTGTCGCCAGCGCGTCCCAGATCGGTTGTACGTTGCCGTATTCATCGGGAACGCCGGCGCTATAGCGGTCTATGCGAATGATCCTGTCCAGCTTTCCGGATCTCATAGCTCTTGCACCTTTGCGGAGACGGTGACGACGGCGTGCGATGTCTCGCCGTCTGGATCGCGCATGAAGCGAGAATTCTGAATGAAGCAGTCGACGAAGTGGAACCCGCCACCGTCCGGCGCGGGATAAAGCCTGCCCTTCATGGCAGTGCGGATCGCGCCTGCGATGGACTTGACACCTTGGGTGCTCTCTTCCTTCTTCCAGACGTGAATATCCATGTAGACGCGGAACAAGTCGCGATGGATGCTGTCTCCTTCGTCGACGCTCTGACCTTCCCCGATAATGATGGAAGGGGAAGGCGCCGGCCGCTCGTTGCGATCGATGATGGCTTCGGCCGGAACCAGTGAGGTGACTCCGGCAGTAGCGACGAGACGGGAACGGACAGCTTTTTGCAGGGCGATTTCCGGGGTCATCGCTTTCCCCAATTCTTGCGCACCGCGCGGCCAATGGCGCTTTTTATGGCATGCGCTGCCTTCTTCCTGTGGAGGCGCACTGCCGGCCAGAAGAACGGTTGAGCCGGGGCTTTCCTCGTGCCGTATTCGACCAGATGCGGATATCGCGTATCGGCATCGCCGACGGTTATGGCCGCCGCATTCTCCGGTACAGTCATGCTACCTCCCGGCTGCGAATACTTCGGGGTAGCCGCACGCGGGCCTGTCACGACGATACTGTCCCTGAGATCGCCCTTGTCGACCGGTGCCAGGGCACGCATTGTGTCGGCTATGATCCCCGCTTGTTTGACGGTTGTCTTCAATGCCTCTTCCTTGACGACGAGGGGAATTGCCGACAGGCGCCGTTGAAGTCGTGCCGCCGCGAGGTCTGCTTCCCACCGGTCTTTCCCCATGGTCAGAAGCTCCATTGCCGGTAGTTACGAACGATGTCGGCCACGCCCATCGGCAGTTCCTGAGCGCCGACGCCGATCAATGACGCCTCCCGGTTTTCGTACCAGTGCGCCGCGAGCTGACACACGGCCTCGATAAGCGACGGCGGGATAGTCTCCTGAGTTTGTCCGCCGTAGACGTCTTCGATCTTGAAGCCGAGGAGCCTTTCGACATGGTCTTGAGCGGCGGCGATCTTCCGGTCGATGAGCGCATCATCAGCCGCTCCGAGGTCGTCGGAGAAATTGATCTGCTCTTTGAGTTGAGAGACGGTCACGATCGCCATTGCCGAGAACTCCTTTCGCAGTTCCGACGTTACGGTGCAGCCGCTGCGGCGATCCGGACGACGTTCGAATTGACGCCGAGAGAGGCGTTGAGCTTCATCACGTTGTTCGCCTGGTCAAACTGCTCGGTCTGCGACATCACCTTGGCGATGAACAGGCGTTCGGACGGCGTCCCGCCGGCGGGAGCGTCATTGAGCACAAGGCGGAACGAGTAGTCATGGATCGTCTTTTCGGCGGCGATGAGCGCGAGCTGTCCGGCGTCGGTGGGGTCCACACCGCAGACGACTTCCATGGTCCCTGCGGAGCGGGGCCCCTTGATGGTCTTTGTGCGGCCGCCGCCATTCACGGCGGTGAAGTTGACGGCCTCTGCTGCGTCGCCGAGCGATCCGAGACCTTCAAGTTCGCCGATCTCCACCCAAGTTTCCGTGGTGAAGTCAGCGGCGGTGAAGTCGGCCGCCTGTTGCGATTTGGTGCCGCCGATATAGAGCTTCGCCCCGGCGGTTGCGTAAACGGTCATCGCGTCTTCCTTTCAAGGGTGCGCCGCTCCTCGGCGGCCTCTTTGGCGTTGCAGCGCTGGCAGCCGGGCCGCCAGTTGGTTCTGTCCATCCGCAGATCGGGGCGAGTGCGGATGGACTTGACGTGCATAACGACGGTGGCATGTGCGCCGCAGGCGCAAAGGTCGTTTCCGGGCTCGGAGAGAAACGCCTTTGCCGCGGTTTCCCACTCCCTGTCGTAGCCCCGTCTCGATGCGTTCGGTCGGTTTCTGTCGAACCTTGCCTTGCGCTCCGCGTCCAGGGCTTTCACCTTGCGGCAACGCTCGCCAGACGGGTGAGCTTGGCCGCAGTATCCGCAGACGGTAGGAGCGCGCACCGGCATGGTCAGCTGACCGGACGTTCGGCGGCGTGACCCTTCACGAGGATGGCGCCGGCTGCGATCGACGTGCCGCTGTTCTTCGTCACGACAAGACGGATATAGCGCTTGAAGCCTCTGTACCCGACCTTCACGACACTGTCGGCGGCGAGCGCGGCGGGGAAGGCGCCGTCCAGATCGGAAGTGGCCACGTCGGCGAAGTCTCCCTCGGTCGTGGTGTCGCTCTCCTGCAGCTTGGCCGTGAAGTTCCCGGCGGAGACGATGGCGCCGGTATTGATTAGAACTGCGGCGGAGCCGAAGTCGAGCAGGTCGAGAGCGGAGCCGGTCGCTGTTGCGGCAAGCACCTGCGGCGCAAGAGCCTGTACGGCACCGATGTTGTTGACGATATCGCGCATGTTCATTTCTCCTTAGGCGGCTGCCAAATTGTCAGGCGGTTGCCATCTTGAGCTTGCGAAACCGGGCCGACTGGAGCACGCCGCCGCCGACGCGACGGGTGGCGTGGATGCGGGTCATGCCGTTGGTTGCCAGGATGTACGGGTTGACGAGGATCGACATGCCGAGACGGTCGACGATGCGATAGGCGGAAAAGTCGCCGTAGATGATCGGAAACGTTCCGTCCGCAATGTCGGGCATGTCCGGCATTTCCACGACCGGGCGGCCGAGCAGGGTTTCCGGCTGTCCGGCCTGATAAGACGGCTGCCACAGATAGTTGTTGTTGCCGTCCTTGAGCTTGCGGACGACGGCAAGCGTCGTGCCGTTCATGCTCCAGGAGCCGACATTGCGATAGGCTGCCGGAAGGGCGTAAAGCAGCGTGATCAGCGGATCGGCAGCCAGCACGGTGGCGTGTCCGTTCGGGGTATACTGGATAGCCGTGTCGGCCATGAAGCCTTTCGGCTGCAGGACGCCGTCGCCGTTGACGAAGGCCGTCGCCTCTTTCTTGCCGAAGTCCTCGGCAAGGGCGAGGCGAACTTCCGTTTCGGCCTGCCCGGCGCTATCGGCGAGAAGCTGATTGGAGATATCCACATAGGTGTTGATCTCCTTTACCTCAATTTCGGCCTGTCCGAAGCCGACGCCGCTTTCTTCCTGCGCCTGTCCTTCACCCTTCCACTTGGCATTGGTGCCCGATGTGCGCTTGGGATAGATGACCGACGGCGAGCCCGTGGAGCGAACCGAGGCGACGGAACGGACCGGCGAGAACTCGACCAGATCGCGGACAAATTCCGTGCTCATCTCGGTCGGCGCCAGATAGCCGCCGTTCGGATCGCTGGAGACGGTAAGCGCTTTCAACTCGTCCGGCGAAGCCTGATTGCCATAGCGGAGATAAGTACCGAAGGCCTTTCGCTCCTCGGTCGGTTCCTGCTTCTGTTCACTGCCGCCGGGGCGGTTCGCCTTTGTTTCGAGATCCTTGATCCGGGTTTCGAGGGCCGACACGTCGCCCTTCTGCTCGATGTCCTTCAGGCGATCGTCGACAGTCTTCTTCAGATCGTCGAGAGCCTTGGTGACGATGTTGCCCGGATCGTCCTCGTCGCCCTTCTTGATCAGCGTCGCGCTATCAAGCGTCAGTTCCTTGACATGCTGCATGGTCTTCACCCTTTAAGCGCCGCCGTGGCGCGGTTGATGGCCTCGGCGAGCCGAATGGCCTCTATTGCGGATTTTGCGCTGGTGACCCGCGCGCCGGGATGCATGGGGATCGTGACGAGGCTGATCTCCATCAGCTCGAGTTCCGTGATGGTGCGACCGCCGCCTTTGCGGGTGACCGCCTTCTTCGTGCGAAAGCCAACGGAAAGGCCGCGGACTGCACCGGCCCGAACGAGAGCGTTGACCTCTCGAGCGCGTGGAAGGTCTGAAACCAGAAGCGCACCTTTGACCTTCAGGCCGTCGGTCTCTTCGCTCGCCTCTGTCCATGTGCCAATCGGATCGTTGAGGTCGTGGCCGAAGAGCATTGGAAGAGGAAGGTCAGTACCGGCGAAGGCACCCTTCTCAATGACATCACCGACGCGGTCCGGCGCGCCGAACGGCCACGCCGTACCGGTTATCTCGCCGCTCTCGGCAATCGCGAGCTTGGTTTCGAAAATGAGTCTGTCCACGCTCAGGCCTCCGGCTTGAAGTTGCGCCGGTCGCCCGCAAAGGCGTCGACCTGAGCTTGTATCCAGATCCCGGCCCGCAGAACGCGGATGACGTTCTTGTGCGACATGGCGAGTGACTTCCCGTTCTCCTCGATTTCCATGGAAAGGCAGCACTTTGCGAGGCAGTTCAGACGGGCACGCTCGCGGGCTTCCGCTGAGATTTTGCCTTCGTCGTCAGCGGCTTCCGCCAGTTCGTCCATCATCGTGACGCGGGCGCGGTGCTGAACCTCGCTGTCAGGGCCGGCGATGCGGAAACGGATGCCGGTAACCGCCCCCGTCCATGGGTCGACGATGTCGAGAATGCGCCCGCGATCCTGATCTGCGACATTGGAAAGAACGTCATCAAGCGTCATCGGCCGGCGGCTCCTTGTTCGTCTGTTCGTCGCCCAGCGGGGGGCCACCATTGTGTCCGACTCCGGGCGCGTCCGGGTTGATGTGCGGATTGCCGTACTCTTCGCCGCCGTCGTACGGCGCCAGGTCGAGCCATGCACGGCCCTCGTTCGGGTTCAGAACCTTCGCGCTGATCAGAGACGAGATCGCCGTCGCGCGGGCCGTCAGATCGGCGCGCGTCAGGTCATCGCGATCGAACGTGATCCTGTATGTTGACCGCTCGTCGGCGGAGAACAGCGCGCGCCGCATGGCACCCTCCAGCGCCCGAAGCCAAGGCTCAAGGCAGTACGTCAGGAACTCTTTCCCCTGCTGCTCGTAGTTACTCCAGGTGGCGCGCGTCATTTCGAACAGCATGGCCGGCGGGACGCGAAACGCGCGCGCGATTTCGAGGATCTGGAAGGTTCTGTTTTCGAGAAACTGTGCGTCGGTGCTGTCGAGGGTAAGCGCGCGAAACTTCGCGCCGTCCCAAAGGATCGCCGTCTTTCCGGAGTTGTCGGCGCCTTCATGGGCCGCCTTCCACGCGGCCTTCATCTTCTTCAGCCCATCGTCGCCGAGGGACTTTTCCATTTCGATGATCCCGGCGGGCCGTGAGGCGTTCTTGAAGAGGTTACCCGCATGGGTCTCAAGCGTCTTCGCGAGCCCGATCGCGTCCGCCGCCAGCGACAGCGGCGAACGACTGAAAGGCGAGCGCAGATGGATGATGTTCGCCGCCGGCTCTGGACGGTTGTTGATGCGGTAGCTCGGTTCTGCCCGGCCGTCCTGCGAGAAATCGACGGTCACATGCGAAGGCTCGTATCGCACGACCTCACGGACTTCGGCACCGATCCTGTTGACCCAGGCGACCCCACCCCGATCGTTCGTGAGTGCCGTGGCGACGAGGTCGCGTACGAGGTCGTACGTCGACGACCAGGCGTTCGGCTGGTCGGCGAGCAGGAGGGCAACGGGATGTGCAAGGTCACGCTCCCACACGTCGCCGACGCGGCGCTCTACCCGAACGTCCAGCGAAGCGGCAGCTTCCGAGATCAGCCGCACGGCACACTGTACCGCCGGGACGGTGAGCGCTGTCGAAAGGGGGATGCCGAACGTGCCGACAGGAACGCCGGTCAAGACCGCGATTTCTTCGTCGGTCGGAGTGCCGAGGCTCTTGGTGTCGCTCGGCGCGACGATTTTCCGGAGAAAGTTCAGCATTGCAATTTTATGCCGAAGAAATTTCTCCCCGTAAATTTGACAACTGCGGCCAGTGGATAACCACGCAACATTATGAAATTGAAAGAAAAAACGCCTCAATTCAGAAAATTACAGAGCGTTCCTCCCCGCGCCGGTCCCCGAAAAGGCGGTAAAGTCGTAACCCACCCCCCGCCATTCGATTCGGGTGGTGTCTGCCGATATGACGAAGCCTCAAGTCGCCAACTTGGCGACTTGACCAACTCGCTCGATGGCGGAAGGCCGCCACAAGTCGCGCTCGTCGACTGCGTTTGCGTCATCATCAAGCTCGAACGCATGTCGTTTCCTCTGCTCTGTCGCCACAAGTGCGTGGCGCTTCCGCTTTAGCTCGTCCGCACCCGCATTCTCCCCCTCAAAAGCCCATTGCGCCGGCACCACATCCCCTACGTTTCTTGTTTGTTTATGGACTTTCCCTAAGGCGGACATTCTCTTGTCCCCTATGCCCTTAGCAATCCAGTCGAGCCACTCTTTCGAAACGATTGTGATGATGCTCGGTAGGTGCTTCTGTCCAGGGCGAGGGCGCAATTGTGCCCTGATATGCCCAAGCGCTTTGGCTTCCTTCAGCGCGTTCTTGACAGAGTTGCGGTGCACGCCAGCGCAGTCGGCGATCTCCTGCATGGACATGGTGCAGAAGCCATGTCTCTTTACCTGCTCTACGACGATGTGAAGTGACGCCCGTTCTGCCTCGGTATAGTGAAACCTGATCTGCGGAGGTATGTCGCTCCAGCTTCCATAGGTGCGCTTGGCGATCTTCCGCCGTCTGCGGCGAACGTCTGCCGGAGAATGGCCTCCGTACTCAATGCCAAATCTGCACGCTGTCGGCGCTTCAAAGCGCTCGAATACAGACTTCTGACCACGGCTTGCCTTTTTCGTGGGGATAGCACCAGTTTCAAACGCGCGCGCAAGTCCATCGTTGCGACAAGCGCGCGACAATGATGCTTCAATCGCGCCGGCCTTGTAGAGCCGCGCGTTTGCTCTTTCGAAGATATCGGAGGTCACTTCGTGCGGCCTCCATCCTTTATCTTCTGATAGAGTTCCGCCTTCTTCTTCGGCAGCCGCGCTTCAGCATTCGCCAACAGCTTTTCGCGCGTAGCTTCACGCTTCTGCTCTACTACCTTCTTCCTGATGTGACGTGGAGCTGCCATCACAGCGCCCTCACGAACATGAGGGCATGCGCGCGCTTGCTGGCCTCGATAGCCTGAAGGTTACGAAGGCCGAAGCGTTGCTTCACGATCGGAATGGCCCTGCCGATACACTCTTCGTGATGCTCGGAAAGCCAGATTGCGGCTTCTTCGATCGCCGTATCTTGGTTTGACAAATCCGAGCTAAGTAATTGATCTTCGGAAGAGGGTTTGACAGTATTCCCGTCAGAAGCTATTGAACTGCCGCAAATGACGCTGGATTGAAAATCCGCGTGTCGGTGGTTCAAATCCGCCTCCGGGCACCATTTTTCTTCAGAAATGAAAATTTGACGTGTCAGGTGCCGGCGTTTCACCTCGCTATCGCACGACAACGACTTGGCGTATCCGGACGC